ATCTTCCCATCCCTCGCCAATAATGGCTACACCACGTGGCACTGGAGTTCCCTTACCTTCTAGTGCTGGAACCTGACCAACAATCACAGGAGCATGTTTTAATAATTCAACAAACGCTTTATCGCCACCAAATCTATCACGCTCAGAAAACAACATGGGCATGACCACTAATCCAGCATTGTGTTCGAATAATTTAATTACCTCATTTGCCAGAACATCTCTGCTCCATGGCCACTGTCCGTTCTTTTCTATTGCTGAGTTGTCTATGTTTACAACTACAATAGGTAAATCGCTATCTAATGGGATTACTTCTTGAGCGACACTGCGCTGGTGGCTGTCGATAGATTTTAAGCGAATGACCTCAACAATCCACGGGTCGTAAAATCTAATTGAAAGTATGGCTAACAAAGCCAGAAAGGCAATTAATAATTTTTTCATAATTTTATTTATTGTGTCTGCGAGACTGATACTGAGCAACCACCAGTTGTAACACAAGTTCCTGTTATTGAGAAAGATAAATCAGAAGAAGAATTTTGGTTTAGATCTAAATCGTATGAACCTCCACCGTTACTTAAATCTACAGTTGCATCATGGTTACCAGCACCTTCTTGCTTCAACCAAACATCGTGCCCATCACCAGTCAAAGTTACATCAGCTGTATGATTTCCACCATCCACTTGTTGAATAGTTATAATGGCACTACTTCCTGTCAGGTCTAATATGACACTGTCAGCAAATACTGTATTAATTTTGATTAATAGTAATAATGCTATCGCTCGCATTTTCTTTTGTATATAAAGTTACTGGCGCACCAGCTTGATTTAGAATCATTTGTGTAGAAGAATCACCACCAACCACAATACTAACTATCCTTCCGTCGACGTTTCTATAAATGATCCACTCGTTGTCTTTTACTATTTGTAAGTTTCCACTCTCAAAATTTCCTGGCTGTATTGGATTGTTTGTAAATCTAGCAGTTTCCTCTAGCAACTTAGAGTTTAATGCATCTAGAATATTTGCTAGCAAGTCTACATCTAATAAGTTAAAATCTAATCGTGTGTACACTAGTTCATCTTTATCCAGATCGTTTTCTGCCAACAAATCTATATCTAACTCATTAAAATCTAGAATTGATTTATCTCCGTCTCCTCGCTCTTCATCTTTTTCTCTTGGCTTACTAACTATCAATAGATTATTAATTTGCGCTTCAGACAAATCAAGTATCACAGGTGGTGTAGGTGGCTTTTCTCTAACACCTACGACAGTAGCTTGAAATGCTTGATTAAGAATGACCTGTCCAACGTCTGAGTCGACAGTAATTTCGCCAACGGATCCGTCAGCATTTGGAAGAAGTATGACTAGAGATTTTCCTATTTCATCCACTGTCATACTAAACGCAGTACCACGAACACCTATACGTGCTGTGGGTGTTTGTATGTCTACACTCTGCGCATTATTTTTAGCAATCTTACCACTGGCATACTTAACTGTACCCAGTGCGACTTTCATCTTTAACTTACTTTTCTTTGGCGAACTTCCATCATAAACGAAATCATCAATGACTAACTTGCTGTGCTTTTCTATTTGCACTTTGGTATCATCATTGAATCCAATACCCAAAATACCATCGCCCGTACGGATGTCGTCCATCATCTCGACATCCGTATTCTTTTTGACTTCTAATGTTTTCTTTTCTCGTATAAGACTTGCTGGTCCAGTTGACTTATCAACAGTACCGATACCAGCAAATGCTATATTAGTCAGAAACAGTAATAGTAACGCTAGAGCTCGATCCATTTGTACTCATATCCACCGTACTGGCTTGTGACCCACCTTGTGTCACACTAATGGTACTATTGCTACCAGTGTGATTGATTGTTGTGTCATGTTGCGCAGCACCACTTTTGGTTGCGGTAACAGTATTGGTACTTCCAGTTATATCAATATCAGTAATTTTATCTGTTATACTTGCTGCAGTACTGTTTTCATTAATCGTTACAGTGTTGCTGTCGCCTGTAACATCTAATGTTATTGTAGCATCTTCAGTTGCAGCCGAAGTTCCAACGTTAGTTGTTATATCGTTAGAATCTCCAGTAATATTTTCAGTGTATGTAATACTATCTGAACCTGCACTTGTACCTATGGTTAGAGTGCTCTCGTTACTACTGCCTTGTTGATTGACAGTTATATCAGCATCATCTCCTGTTATATCATAATCTATTACGTTACTTGAACCCACTTGGTCTAGATCCATAGTGGTGCTTGCGCCATCACTTGAAGAGTTTGTGGAGGATGATCCAACTCTATTGCCTGAACCATCTTGGTTTATATTGATGGTTGCAGATGAGCCAACTTGGTCGATATAAATTAAGTTGTCTGCAATGGCAAAGTTTACAAAGAATGTCAATACAGCAGCTATTGCTACCTTTGCATTCATTTACTTCTCCTTATATTCCCAGTAACCTTTTTCTTTACCTTGTTTCGCTAACTCTATAACAGCTTGTTGAACTGCTTGTCTCACAGCGTAGTTAACTGGTTCATTTGTTGATGTTCCTGATTCTATTTCCAAGACTCGAGTTCCTTGGTCGTAGAATTTAAATACATTAATACCAACACTGGTGCTCAAGATTGTTTTCTCCGTACTGACATTTAAAAGTATATCACCTGTCAGCACACTCACTGCTCTCAATCCAACAGTAACAATGTCGCACCGCCATTGTCCCGATGGTCCAATCCCCATAATTCTTGCACCTGCTCCGCCAGTAAATTGATTGGTGTCATATCCTATTATTCCACCTTCAATAATAATACCAGCAAACTTCAATGCACCAAGATCTTTGTTTTCCTCAGCTTCAGATCTTGCATTTCTAATAATCTGTCGTTCTTTAATTAAATTATCTAAATTAGTTCGCTCTACTACATTAAAAAAGTTGCCACCAGCTAAATCCATAAGAGCATCTATCAAATAAACTTCTGCTCCCTGTGTAACTGCAGTGCTGATATTTGCAATATTATCAGCTGGCTTACGTTGTCCAGTTTTATCTTGAAAATTATAAACTGCTACCGTAACTGGTCTATTGTTTGCAATAGCAGGAAACTCTTTTAAAGTATCTGCCATTGGCGTTTCTGATACTCTTGGTTGATCTATACTCTTTGTTGTAGCACAACCAACCAACAGTAATAATACTAAAAACTTTTTCATATTAGAAAGCGAATTGAGCAACAGGTATTTCTACAACTGTGGTGCTTCCATCTGTTTGCACAACAGTTAAAGTTACCATGTCATCAGTCATTTCATACGATACCATATTACCCAACAAGTCTATGGTTCCACTAGACTGTGGATTTTCACCAAATAACTTATCAGATATTTGCTTACTCAACTCAGCGTATATTCTACTCTCTAAGTTGGCAAGGAACTTATTCACATTTGTATTTTTTGCTTCACGTTCAGCTTCTCTAAGATCAGACTCACGCTTTGATTCTATATCTTTTTTTCTTTGGTGAGTCAGATTTTCTATTGTTAAAACATGACTACTGTATCCGTTGCCATTAAAAGCTGGTGATTTAAATTGGTATACTAATTCATTAGCAAAGCTAGTGTTTGCTCCCATCATCAGTATTATGAGAAGATATTTCGCCATCAGTTTTTGCCTTTTTTTGGTCTCTTTCTCTCAAAGAAAGTATGACGTCGACCTTTTGTGTTAGTCTAATTAAATCATTATCTAACATTCTTATTCTGTCTATCAGCGCAATTAATGTTATGTTGGCTTCGCTAGTAACTGGGTCGATCTCTTCAGTTACCCATTTCCAAACATAAAATATGAAGTAACCAAGTCCAAACGCAGCAACTATGGGAAATCCATATTTGTTAATTAATTCTATTATCTCTTCCATTTACAGTATCACGCCAACAGTAAATCCAACTACAAACGACATAACAAAAATACTTAATCCCACTTTAAAGACATCACCTGCACTAAAACAACAGTCGTCTGGATGATGTTTCATTAATCTCTCCTAGCATCTGACTGTTCTGCTCTTGCAATTCTATCAAAATCAGGTGGGATTCCCAAAGCGTGGCTGACCTTAGTATCTATTCTCACTACGTCGTGATTCATCGTAGCTACACGTTTGTCTAATGCCATGATTATACCTTTCATGCCATTGACAGAGCTGGTCACTCCCGCTAAAATAAACTTCAATGTGAGGAAAACAAAATACCCTGCTGCAATTGCTGCAGCAATGGGGAATCCCACCTCAGCCACTAAATTAAAAAATTCCATATGCTATATCTTATAAAGTTTTTCTATTTAGTTTCCTCTATGTTTGAGTGGATAGTAAATTCCTCATACACAGGTCTAATTCTCTTTTTCTTCTCCGTAACCTTCCACCCAGTCCATCCTCTCTGCTCAGGCTCAAAATAATCCTCTGCAATTACCTCATCAAATAATGTTATATCAGATTTTACTGTTTTAACTGGTTTTGGGGGAGAAACCTTTTGTGGCTTCTCCCTCTCAGACTTTTTTACGGGGGATTCCTCCACTTGTTCAACTACCGTTGGTTTACGTCGATAAAGACTCCAGTTCGCCGCAATAACCATAAGCACCGCAAGTGGATCGAATACTATAACAATCATTATAATTACAAACCTAACTGCTTTTTCTAACAGATTCTTATCAGGATTATCTCCGTATATTAATGCAGCTACATATTTGATTGGACCGACTTCTGCCTCTAAGTTTCTTAATTCGCTAGAAATTGGTGCCTTTTGTTCTTGTAGTTTTAATATTTTATCCTGACTGAGTTCAATATCTTTAATAAGTTTTGCTCTATCTTTAGCCTGACTTCTACGAATTTGAAGTGCACGTTCAGCAACATCTTCTTTCTCTAAAAATTCTTCACGTTCACCTTTACCAAATAACGATTTCTTTTCAGTTCCTTTTTTAACAAGAGTTCTTCCCTCTTGCTCCATTTTATTGTTAACCACTGCATCCATCTGAGCGATTAATGACCTGTTGGCTTCAATATTACCACGCTCAGTTTCTATTTGATAATCTATTAATTCTATCTTAGCAGCAACATCACCAGTGGGCAATGCTTGATCTAAGTGTGCCTTGGACAAATATCCAAATATACCCATTGAAGTTAAACACATGAGAACTACGAGCGCAAAGGTAAAATATGTTTTCATCAACTTGGGAACTTCGCCCCAGTTACGATATATCCACGAAGCCAACACTAACTTCGATACCTCAAGCGCACTTCCCATGACTATAATTGGAATGACAGCTGCAGCAAATATAGCTACTAATCCCGCAATAGCATAAAAGGCAGCAATGGTTGACAGCGTAAGGGCTGTTCCTAAAAGTAAGTAGTTCATTTTTGTAGATTCTTTACATGAGAAGCATGGACACGAGCCATAATATTTCTATTATACCACCTATCTTGATTTTCTAAAACCTCATTAATCATCTGATGCTTGGCTTCTAGATAAGTGCTTTCGCCTTTGTTCTTACACAAATGCAAAATCTCCCGTGTAAAGTTTTCCTCCCCTAGTAGTTGTATATCTTTCTTTAGTTCTTCCGAGGATGACCAATATTCTTTCCAATCACTTTCCTCTTTGTAACGCTTTTTTTTACCTTTCAATTTTTTAGTTTTAGAAAAATAAAAAAGTTTCTTACCGATATATTGTTTACCATTTACTTTATTTGTTATAATATATACAAACGAAGTATATCCCTCAGGAATTTCTAAAACTTCTTTATTATTATAAATCCAAGCCATAGTAAAAGAGGGGGAGTTTCCTCCCCCATCTATTTAAAATTTAACAGCAAGAGAAGTGCCAAGAATCATGTGATCCTTTTTCCACTTATTAACCTCACCTGATGTTTTGTACTCAAT